TCTCAGTGACCGCGTTACCCTGGCGCTTGGCTAAGGCGGTGCGGTCGGCACCGAACCGAGCCGGATCCAGTCCCCAGACTATCGGGGAAGTCTCAGACGGCTCGACGTCGCGTCGCGTGGCAGCCTCGGCCAGATGGCGCGGCACGACCGTGTCGTCGTCGCCCTCTGGGAATTCTCCCAGGCAACGCACCCGGACGGTGTTCGAATTCTCGCCATATTGGCGGACCATGTCCGAAATGAACGATGGGCTCACTCGGGTGCTGTCCGCGCAGCTCACCGTCATCTTGTGCCATCGCTCGGCGTTTGCGCCGTGGAAGGCATCGTAGAAATACCCAGTCGACCGGGTAGGATTGCCGGTCATTATAATTTTGGCGCCGGCAGTCGACATGGCGCCCTGGGCGGCCTCGAAGACATTGTCCGGGACGCCGGAAGCCTCGTCGACCACGAAGAGCATGTGCTTGGCGTGGAAGCCCTGGAGGGCCTCTGGCTGCTCCCGACGCGAGACGCGGGCGACAGCGAAACTGTCGGGCTTTCCGCGTAGGAGAACCTTGTCGGATTTAACTTCGATGTCACCTTTCCCGACCTTCATCGCGTCGCGCCAGCGGCCAATCTCACTCCAAAGTACATCTGAAAGTTGATGAGCGGTATTGGCCGTGACGGCGACTTTGACCCCGTCGGAACGAGTTGTTAGCCACCACAGTATAGTCCACGCCAGCATCGTCGATTTCCCAACGCCATGGCCGGACTTGACCGACGTGCGGTCGGAGTTGACCACGGCGCGCAAGGCATCTTCTTGCCAAGCCTCAGGCTCGGCTCCGAGGACTTCCCGGACCCAGGCCACAGGATCGTCGCGCCACTGGGCGAGCTTGGCTTGAACTTTTTCGTTTGCCAAAATTTTTCCAAAAAATTTTTCTGGGTCGTCGCTCAACGGAGCGAGGGGATGTGTGCAAAAATTACCGGGGCCAATTTTTTTAGGGGGGGCCTTTCGGCCGCCGGCAGCAGCGATCCTTGGTGGCCGCCGCCTTCGATATTGATACGGCGGGGGCCTATATACATTGCATTTGAGCTATATGCCAAGTTGCATAATGTACATTATGGGAAATCGAAACGCATCTAACTCTTTGATTATATTACATTCTTTTTTTATCGCAACATTGGGGGAGGGGGCGTAATATTCTTTCGCGGTAAGTCATTGATTTACAACGATCTTCATTTTCGGAGCCTCGTCGTCGAGCCTCGCTTCGAGTGCATCGAGTTCGCTGGCGAGCGAGGTATTTTTGCTCTCGACCCGGTCGACGAATAGCCCCAGCGCGCGGCCTAGCTGCGTCCAGGCGGCCGTCCGAGCGCTCGAGGTCTCGCCGCCGCTAGCCTCGGCGTGTAGTCCCGCTATCACCATCTCAGGCGTGACACGCTGGTGTTCCGCGCTGTAATCCGGGCGCAGGGCGTCTATTGCCGAGCGCACCTTAGCCCGGCCTAGCATGCGGCTTGCACTCACATCGGCGCCATTGGGACTGTACCCGGCTTCGACATAGGCCTTACTGCCAACGCCACCGGCTATGTACAATTCGACGAACTTACGTTCGCGAACGTTCAATCCGTACTCGTCTTGGTCAACCTGTGCCAAAGTGATCGCCCATAAAAAAAGCGCCCAGAATTCGGGCGCACTGTCTCGCCCCCGGACTTACGCTCAATCCATTATTTGTCAACCCCTGTCCTCCCCATCCATTCCTCGCGCTGACCCGCGTCCATGATTTCGAGCGCATCGACTATCGCGCGGAAATTGCGACCGCCGACTGCCGAGGCTTTTGTAACGCCCCGATAAGTCACTCCTAATCTCTCTGCAAGATCGACGAGCCGGATACCGAGCGACGCCAGTCTTATAGTTTCTGTTTGGTGTGTCATTCCGTAGATATAGAGGCTCGAAGAATAATGTCAAATTAGTTCGCTTTTAAGGTTGCATAAGAGAACGAAAGTTCCTATATTTGTTTTGAGGACGAGATGTCCGGCGGGCAGAGGCCCCGATGCCAGGAACGAGCTGGCTCCCAGGTGGAACTCTCCATGACCCTGGCGGAAACAAAGTCCGGCGTTGTTCGCGCCGCTGACGATGGCCACGAGGCCGAAACTTTGGAAAAGGGAATAAACCAATGACTTACGGATATGCAAACAAGCACGGGTACTCTGACGTAGAGCCCGTGGAGATTGTGAAGACGATCAGCGCGAAAACCCTGGAGGTTCGCGAAATGAAGGCCGGCAAAAATCTCGTCGAGCTGGAATTCAGCCCCGGTGGTTTCGTAGGGCACTTCCACAACCAGCACAAACAGGCCTACGAAATTACCTCGGACGTCCAGGCGCCGACATACCGGATCCGCCTGAACAAGCAGGGAAAATGGCTGGACAAGCACGGTCAACGTCACGTCCTCTCAACGGAACCAAAAAAATTCTACGATTTCAATTTTTAGAACTAGGAGATGAAGCAATGGACACGCACGCATTCACACTCTCCGGGCTCGGTCAGGCGCCGTTCCGCCTGATCGGGGTCGATGACAACTGCAGAAGTCCAGCGCCGGGGGTAGCGCCTCGGCCGGCGGGCTCTTGCGATCACTGTGCTACAGGAATTCGGTTCGAATTTCAGCTGCAATCGGCAGACGGCGTACGATCCAAGGTCGGTTCCGACTGCATCAAAAAGAGCGGCGATCGGGGGCTGATTTCTCTGGCCAACAAAGAGAAAAACCGCCGGGCACGGGAAGCCGCTCAATCGAAGCGGCAGACCATCAGGGAGGCGGAATTTGCCCGGCAGCGGATCCAAAACGGCGGGCTTACAGACGCGGAGATTCGAGGCAATGAGATCGATCTCCTCAACGCCGAGCGGGGCGTCAAAATAGCCAGAGCCATGGCGATCCTGCTGCCAGTCGCCGACGTACTAGACGATCGACAGGAGTGGAGTTTTCGCTCCGACATCGCAAGATCCATGAGGAGTGGTCAGCCTCCCCGAGGGCGCGCGGTGAAAATAGTCTGTGAGATTATCGCCAAAACGGCGGGTCGCAAAAATAGCGCGGCACACACCGCCTCTCTGCTTGCGACAGCGACGACGCTGGCAGACGCCGAGGCGGCGTTATCCTGATCCTCACCCTGCCGCCGGTCACGATGGCCGGCGGCGGAGGTGAGTACCAGACCAGAAAACAGGAGAGAGAAAATGAAAACGATCAAAATCAATCGCAAGGCCCACAAGATCCCCGTAGCCTTGGAGCGCGTCATCCTGTCAATCGCCAACTACGGCCCGTCCGCCGTGAGTGATTTCACCGAACGCCGGCAGCGTGGATTTTCCAGTAACGCTATCGCACACCTCTACGATGTCACGGGAGCGACGGCAGGGGCGTTGCAAATACGGCACGCCGACTACGCCGTCCTCCCAAAAGTTTGTGCCGCCCGGCCACGCGTCAAGCGTTGGGTCTTAGCCGCCTCGACGCGGCGCCTGAACCTCGTTGCTCGTAAACTCCGCGAGGAATAATTAATACCCTCGCATCCTCGCGAGGCGGTCCAGGCCGTCCTTGATCTCATCGAGGGCGGCAGGATCGCTCCTATCATCAATAAGATTCAGAATAGCCCGCGACGAAGCTCCCATGCCTCTCACAGCATCGTTGAACATCCGACGGCTCCAAGCCTGAGCGTCGGTAATCTCCTCATGCCCTCCAGGAGGCCCATAGGAGGCCGTCAGGCGTGGTTCCAGCCCAGCTGCCCCCCTGCACCGCATCAGCCACAACCCGGCCTCGTAGCGGCTCACAGCGCGCTTACCGCCGCCGAGCATCCCAGTCTCATACAATTTGTCGATCTGCGTAGGGTGCTCTACCGAGATCACGTCCTCCGTGGCCTTCCCGGATCCGATCTTCATCGCCCGAACGCGCGGTCGATCGTGCTGCCATCGCTCCGGAGGCCCATTGTCGCGATCCTTAGAAGCCAATTTCATCTCCCGTGTCCCAGTCGATTGGTCGGACGGTCTCAATAATCGCGCCTGGAAAATTTTTGACCACCGCGTCGACGACGTCGCCTTGTGCTTTTACGAGCGCGGCCACGGCCTCCGCGCTGATCACCGTAACCTCGCGCTCCTCGTCTTCTGGCCTCACATAAGCATCGGCGGTCGGCACGATGATCAGCACCGACCCGTCTGCCATCCTGGTCTCGATCTGACGCCCTACCGCGAGCTCCTCGATGCCGGCGTCCATGGCCGCCCGCTCCAGGGCTCGCCATCCGTTGATCACCCCGTCGCCATGCGCGGTGACCTCGACAACATTCCGGGTCTCCCAGACTGCTGAATTGAATTTTTCCAACTGTCGTTCCATGCGTTCCCGGAGCACCCGATCGGGGCACGACGTGAGCAGACGGTTCACCCCCCACCGGCGTTCCATTTCCCTCGCCACCCCATCGACGGCTGAGATGACAGAAACGATTTCCGCGTCGCCAT